TATAATTTAATTAATAATCTTCCTGAAAATGGGGAAAGAATGTTTGGGTTAGATTTTGGTTATAACAATCCAACAGTTTTATCAGAAGTTATATTAAAAGATGAAGATATTTATACAAAAGAAATAATTTACGAGAGATATTTAGATAATCAACAACTTATTGAAAAAATGAATAGTTTAAAAATACCAAAAGATATTTACATATATGCTGATAATGAAGACCCTGCTAGAATTGCCTCAATTAAAAAGGCAGGTTATAACATTATTGCTTGTTTAAAAGGAGTAGATAGTGTTAAGAATGGAATTGATTATATTAAAAGTAAAAAGTTATTTATCACTAAAAACTCTCTTAACGGAATTAAAGAATTTCAAACTTATTCTTGGAAAACAAAAGATGATAAGGTTTTAGATGAGCCCGTTAAATTAAATGACCATTATGTTGATAGTATTCGTTATGCGGTGTATAGTTATTATGGTGGGCTTAGAAAAAAGCCAAGAATAGCAATAGGAGATAAAACTTGGTAAAATATAAATAGTTATGAATAAGTTTATAAATAATCTTCGCAATAGTATTAAGGGATTTTTAAAAGTTAACTCAATGAGTCTTCCTGATTTATTTTTAAAGTATGGTAGTAGAGGTAAAAATATGCTTCCTGATTGGACAGAAGTAATGATGCACGATAAAGACCATTATACAGGATATGGTTATGCCTCAATAGTTATTAGAGCTAATATGGCTGCTAAAATTGCATTAGAAAATATTAGAACAGAAAGCATAAAAGAAAATTTTATACATCCTTATTTAACAGCAATTACAACATCTAAGACTTTTAGTGATTATCAATTTTGGCATGATATATCTACTTATTTAGATTTAGAAGGAGTTTATTATTTAATGGCAGTTAGAGCTTTTGATAATAATAGAATTGGAACAGTTAAAGAGTTTAAATTATTAAACCCATATAATATTAGGAGAGTTATTGATAGTAATACTTTAGAAGTTGCAGGATATATTGAAACAAGAAAAGGATTAATAAGAGAAATACCAAAGGAAATGATAATTGAAATGAGAGAATTAAACCCATTTAGTGAAGATAGTCCTTATGCAATAACAGATGCGGCTAAAGAAGCACAATTTACTCTTAAAACTTCAAGTGATTATACAAGACACGCTTTAAGAAATAATATAAATGCTCCCGGTATTATCTCAACAGATGTTGCTTTAACTGATGAAGAATTTGCTAATTTTATAGAAAGAGTCAGAAATCATACTAAAGGAGAACCTATATTTGGAAACGGACAAGGAGCAATTACTTATGAAAATATGCAACTTGAATTATCAAAATCAGCATTACGAGATATTAACGAAATAAATAGAGATGCTTTATTTGCTACAACAGGCGTATCAAAGACTATTATGGGAATTGAACAATCAGGAACTACAAGGGAAACTTCAAGAGTGCAAAAAGAATTAAGTATAGAAAATCATATACTACCTAGAATACAAATGATTTTAGATGCTTTAAACCAAGATTATATTAATCATTATAGTGATTATAATAATAGTAAGGCAGAATTAGTTGTTGATAATCCGTTGGCAATAGACCAAGATGCATTGCTTAAAGAAATTGATGTTAAGAAAAAAAGATTAGAATTATACACTTATTTAATTAATAAAGGTATTGATAATGAAACAGCCGCTAAATATGCTAATGGAGAGATTGATTTAGAAATGTTAGATATTAAACCTTTTGAATTTCCAGAACCAATAACAGAACCTCAAACAGAAAAAGAAAGCGTAAAAAAAAACTCTTTTAATATTGAAGAAGAAAAATCAGGATTAATCCAAGAGCAAGAGGGAGCTTTACAAAATGCTATTGTTAATATTGATAGTCAATTAGTAAGAGTAGCTTTAGATAATTTACCAAAGGTTATTAAAAATATAGCCAAAGATAAACAAGTTAATTTTTCATTATCAGATTTAATACCATTTAAAATTAAAAAAGAGACAATGAAAGAATTATTAACTTCATTAACTATATTTTATGGAATTAGTCTTAATTTAAAAGGACAGGAAACTTCAAGAAAAAGAGAAGCAGAATTTGCATTACTTTCAGATTTTAAATTAGATAAAAAAGTTAAAAGTTGGATTAATAATACATCTGATAAAGTTTCCTTAAGTCATATTAATACAATAAGTGATGATATTTATAAAATAGCAAGAGACGGAGCTTTAAAAGGATTATCAGTTCCTCAAATACAATCAGTATTAACGACAGAATTTTCAGGACCAATAACAGAAAATAGAGCAAAGACTATTGCAAGAACAGAAACTAATAGAGCATTTACAAGAGGACAATATGAAGCAGATAGACAGTTTTTAAAATATAATGACTTAACAGCTTATAAAAAATGGGTAACTAGAAGTGATAATCCCTGTCCTTTTTGTCAGCAATTAGCCTCTGAGCCTCCTGTTCCTTTTGGAAAAGCATTTAGAGATTTAGACGGAAAAGTTAAAGTTGGAGAAGAAGAATTAAATATTGATTTTGAAACTTTAGAAGCAGGTAATGCACATCCTAATTGTGCTTGTGCTTATGAGTTGATTATTAAATAATGTGATATAATTAAAATAAGATGAATAGTATAACGGCTAAAAAATTAAAGAAAAATCCTTTTTATAAACCTAGTTATTTACAAGAGGGAGCTATTGAGAGATTAAATTTTAGTGAAGAAATGAAAGAAAAAAAGAAAAGAATAGAATATAACGAAAATATAATTGCAGAAACTAAAGGAGATAATGAAATACTAGAAACAGGAGAATTAAATATTCACGATAATGAAATACCAACTCACGAAGTTAAAATTAAGAAAAAAAGAAAAAGAAAAAAGAAAGTAGAGGAAGAAAATGGACAAACAGAATAAGGTATCATTTACAATAAATGCCATTAAGCCTATTGAGGAAAGTGAAAATATAGTTAAATTTAATAAGCCACTTCCTATTACAGATAATAGCGTTCAATTTAACGGAACTAAATATGATATTGAAACAATGGATATATCTACTTATAAAGGTTTAATTACAGCAGACCATCAGGATAGTTTAAGAAGTATTATTGGGAAAGCCATCGGACTTAAAAAAGAAAGAAATAAAGTCACTATTGACGGAATTGATTTTGCAGTAAAAGAAAATGCAGAAGCTATATTTGCTAAAGAAATGTTATTAGGTGGATATGCTACTGATTTTTCTATTGAAACAATCGGACCTTGGGCTGATGATGAAGGAGTTTATTACAATTCTCAATTAGTAGGGCTTTCAATGGTTGTTGTTGGAAATAATAAAAAAGCTACTATTAATGAATTAGTTTGCAATTCTATTGATAAGGCTAAAAAAGAAGGTTTAGATACAAAAAGTTTAGAGGAAATAATAAAACCTCTTGACAAAGAAAAAAACATCATTCATAATAAAGTAAGTATGGAAGAAGAAGTTAAAAAAGACGAAGAAAAAACCACAGAGGAAACTCCTGTTGTTGAAGAACCAAAAGAGGAAGTAAAAGAAGAAGAAAAAATTGATGTTGCAGAAGTTGTTAAACAAGCAGTTAGTCCACTATTAAAGAAAATTGAAGAATTAGACCAAAAAGTTTTTGACAATTCAGCAAAAGAGCCTGAATTTAAAAAGGAAACAAAAGTAAAGAATGAATTAGACGGATTAGATTATAAAGAAAGACATGGAAAACAAATCAATTATGCTTGGGATTATCTAAAAGGTAAAAACTACGATGCAGGTAAAAAATTAGAAGAAATAAATAAAGTTAATATGGAAGCGTTAAAGAAAGACGGTATAGTTTCAAACGCTGTCACATTAGCAGATTTTGGAAACTTTGTAATTTCACCAGAATTATTAAAAGATATTGAGGGTCATCGTTCTAACTATCAATCATTACTTTCAAAGGTAGACTTTAGAGAAACATTATCTCTACAAATGGCTTGGTTAAAGAGAAGTGGAGATATTGATATGGAAGAAGTTGAAAAATGCGATGATGGAGCAGACGGCAATCTTAAACCAGTATCAGAATACGGAGCAGAAATTCAAACAGCAAATCTACATGAATTAGCGGCAGTTACGCCAGTATGTAATGCGGCTACTAGATTTTTAGCAGTAGATTTACTTGGAGATGTAGCGGCAGGATACAGAAATGATTATGATAAAAAAAGAGCACAGTTAGTAATTGCAAGATTACAGCAAGCAGTTAATAGCACAGGTCAATCAATTGAATACAATCCATCAACTGATACAGATGCATTAAAAGAATGGATTGAAACTTGGATTGAAGCACAAGAAGAAATAATGGGTGGAGTATTTATCTTTAATCAAAGAACATACGGAGAATTATTAAAGAGAGCCATCGGAGCAGGAATTTCAGGACCATTAGCAGGACTATTTACAACTGGAGACCAGCCATTAATCGCAGGTTCTCCATACATTGTAGTTCCTAATGATTTACTTCCAACACTTGGAACAAATGGAACTAAAAGCTTTACAGTAGAGGGAGAAACAGTAACTATTAATCAAGCAGTATTTTACACAGACCTTAGCACATTTTCAGGTAGAACTTCAGGCGGATTAAAGTTTGACCTTTCAACAGAAGCCGCTTATGAAGAAAATTCAGTAGTCAAATCAGCATTCCAAAGAAATGAATTAGTTCTTAGAGGCTCATTCTTCCGAAACGGAGCCGTAAGAGACGAAGACAAAGTAGTAGGAATGTCAGACTTCTCAATCTCCTAATAAACTCTATTTAATTAAACATACTTAATCTGTTATAATTATATTATATGGATTTAGCAACATATCAAACATTAACAGGAATTACAGTTAGTGCAGATAAACAAACTTTTGTAGAAGCAACGATAGATAGGATACAAGCATTAATAGAAAGCATTCTAGGATACTCTCTAGACCCTACAATAGCCTCTGAAAATCAATATAATGAAATAGGTATTAGTCCTACTGAATGTCTTTATACAGAAGATAATTTAAAAGAGCCTGATGCTGTTGAATTTGCTTATAGGATTTTTCCATATAATAAAAATGATAAATATTTATACATAGACCCTGCTACTTCTATTAATAAAATTAAACTTGTTAGAAATGGTATTACTTTAAAAGAGATTGAAAGCGATTATTATAGTATTAGATATAAGAATGGAATTATTAATTATATTGAAGTAGTTAAATGTTGGTGTGAAGAATTTTGTGGATGTGAATGTGATAGTGTTCAATTAGCCGTAGATGCCGTTTGGGTAGGAGCAGGAGATTATAACGAAGATACTATACCAACAGATTTATTATATGTATGGGCTGATTTAGTTAAGGATTATGCAAATACTAGTAGAGATATTAGAAGTGAGACTTTAGGAACACATAGCTATACTAAAGATTTAGATTATAAAAGCGAATTAAAAGATAATCATATAACTGTATTAAAAAAGTATGCAGGACCTAACGGAGAACTTTATAAAACAATTACAATATGAGCAAGGCATTAGATTATCCAGATTTAGTAAGTTTTTATAAAACCGAAGCCACAGGATATAGAGGTAATAAAATTGTATTAGCAGAAAGTAATGTAGCAGCTTTTTTCTTACAGAATACAGGATTTACACAAGATAATTTACAAGAAGGAATTACATCAGATGCTATTTGTTATCCTGACCCAGACAATGATTTTGTAAAAGAATATGGAAATAGATTAGAGGGAATGTATGTATTGGCAACTATATTTGATGATGATACTCAAAATAGTTGGTATAAAGTAATTTCCGTTACGGTTAATCGTGACCATTTGTTAAAAAATGAAATTGATAATATAGAATTACAACTTAAAAAAACAGCAGGAATTGAAGAAGGAGAAATAAGTTAATGAGTAATATTAAAATAATTGATAATACTAGCCAAATAAAAGGTAGTTTTGAGCAAAAGGCTTCTGTATTTTTAAGAACTATGGCAGAAGAAATGATAAGAATATCTACTCCAAAGACTCCTAAAAAGACAGGAAGATTAAGAATGGATATTTTAAAACAAGTATTAGGATTAAAAGGTAAGGTTAAATGGGGTAAAAATTATGGAGTTTATCAAGAAACTAAACAATTTAAAAATTATACAACAGCAGGAACAGGACCTCATTTTGCAGAAAAATCAGCTAAAGAATTACCAAGTAGAACTAATACAATAGCAAAGAAAGTAGGGCTTATATGAATTTAGCAAGGGCATTTGCCAAGTTTATGGAAGACAATGGTTATGGAACTTTTGGGGAAGATTTATTTATTGGTGGTGTGCCTCAAAATGCTCCTAATAGTTCTTGGTGGATTTCTTTTGGTGGTGGATTTAATTTAACTAAAAATAGGACAGGAGAAAAGCAAAAGAATTATGTTATTAATATTTATTTTAGAAGTTTAGACGGAGAATTAGTTTATAATGAACTTCAAGAATTAGAAGAATTATTAAATTCAAATACTTGTTTAGAAATAGACGGATATACAATAACAGAAATAGAAGCTAGTTTATTTCCAACAGACCAAGATTTAGATAATGAAGATAGAACAGTAGGCACAATTCAAGCTACGATTACAGTTTATAGTTCTTGACAAAAGATATAATAATGTTTACAATTATAATATATGCTAGTTAAAGGACCTTTTACGATTAAATGGGGAGACAATACAATAGAGGATATTGAAGAAATTGATGTTGAACATAGCATAGACTCCGAAGACTTCCAAACGCTACAAGGCAGAACTTATGAAATAGACGGTTCTTATAAAGTATCTGCAACTATTACACTTTTAGACTCTGATATTGATGTATTATCAGTTTTGCTTCCACAACATTATGTAGCATTTGGCGAACAGATGTCGACAGGAGAAGAAGTATTAAGTGAATTAGGAGCTATTGATATTAAAGCGGCTTCTTGTGATGAAGACCCTGTAACAAATAGTTTAGATATAATGAGCTGTGCTAATCCTTCAAATGTTTTAAGAATTGTTGATTGTAGGACAAAAGTTGAAGGAGTAGAAATTTCTGATAAAGTTCAAAAAGTTATGGTTAAATTCGTAGGAGAAGCTTCAGCAGATGAAGCAACTATTCAATTCTTTAAAGACGGCGGATTAAGTTCTTAATTTTATCTTTATGAATAATTTATCTTCTTATAACCTTGATGACGGAGTAAATGAATATTTTGAATTTGTTGTTAAAGGAAATACTTATCGTTTTAAATATCCTACAACAGAAGAAATGGAAGGATTAAGAAAAATAGAAGGAGACGATGAGAAAGCAACAGGAATTTTACTTAATTTTATTAGTAAAGTAGATGAAAAAAGCCCTGATTTTAAAGATATTCAAAAACAAATGACAGTAGCTCATTGGGTAAAATTCAGAGAGATGATTTCAAAGGAGATGGGATTAAGTGAAAACATTAAAGGCAAAGAGAATACCTAGAAAAGAAACTTCAATAGAAGATATTATTGCTCTTTTTTGTTATTATTTTCAACAATATAAATACCACGAAGCAAGAAAACTTCCATTTAAAAGACTTATATCTATGTTAAAAGTTGCTAGAAAAGAATATGCTAAACAAATGTTTGACTTAACTCAAATAACAGCTTCGCCTCATACTAAAAAAGGACAAGGAGTAAATAAATTATTA